AGACGCTAGTGCCGACATCACTGGCGCTCGTAACCTTACGATTTCTGGTGAACTTGATGCAGCAACAGGTGACTTCTCTGGCGACATTGATGTTGATGGTACGGCCAACCTGGATGCTGTTGATATCGATGGTGCCGTTCAACTAGATGGCACTTTCACTAGTGGTGTAGACGGCACAGGCTATGATTTTAAGTTATTTGGCGACACAGCCGGAGCGTATATGCTTTGGGATGAATCAGCGGATGATTTAAAATTGGTTGGTGCTGCCGGCATGACAATCGCATCTGATCTTGATGTTGACGGTACAACTAATCTTGATGCTGTCGATATCGATGGCGCTGTTCAGCTTGATGGCACGCTTACGGTTGGTGTTGATGGCACAGGCTATGATGTTAAGTTATTTGGTGACACCGCCAGTGCTTACATGCTCTGGGACACATCTGCGGATGACTTGGTTTTTGCTGGCGCTGCTGGTATTAACATTCCTGCTAGCAGGCTTCAAATTGCAAGCACAGTTGTCGCAGCTACCGCTGCTCAAATTGACTTTAATGTTGTTACTGCTGGTACTGCTGCAGCTTCTAAATCTGTTGTTCTTGATGGTAGTAAGAATATTGCTACTATCGGTACAATTGGTTGTGGTGCAATTACTTCAACTGGTGCTTCGACCATGGGTTCGTTGAACGTCGGAGGTACTCTGGCGTGCGACACTAGCCTCACACTTGATGCTGTTGCTATTAATGCAACTGAGTTAGGGTACATCGACGGTGTTACTGCTGGTACTGCTCTAGCTTCCAAGGCTCTTGTCCTTGATTCCGACAAGGCCGTTACGGGGATTACTAGTCTAACTGGCAGTACGCTCACGGCGACCGCTATGTTCTCTGGCTCAACTATGGCTCTCATGGGTGCATCCCTTGGGTCGGGCCAGGCTATTATTGTTCCTGAGACTTTTGGGGTTAAAGCTGGACAATTCATCACCTACTCGGACGCTTCTCTCAAGAAGAATATCAAGCCGCTTGGTAATGCTATTGAGAAGGTCATGTCAATGAGGGGCGTTTCTTACGAAATGAAGAATGCTGACAATTCTCGTAAAGAGATCGGATTCATCGCACAAGAGATGAAAAATACAGTACCAGAAGTTGTCTATGGCGCAAGCGATGGAGAATATGGTATTGACTATGCGAAACTAACGTCAGTCCTCGTAGAGGCAGTCAAGGCCCAGCAATCACAGATTGATGAGCTTAAAGCTTTGCTAAAGAAATAAAATAACTTTTGTTATTTTCGTGATTAACGTTTAGTGTTTTTCACAATGGGCCGGGGGGGAAGAAATTCCCCCCCGGCTTCATGCTTTTTGTTATTGACAAGAAAAAAAAATAATGTTACCTTAAATTATTAAATCGAAGGAGCCAGTATGCTACTTGAATATTGTAAGTTACGCAAAGATGTGAAAAGTCCATCGAGATCTAATCCATCAGATGCGGGACTTGATGTTTTTTATAATCCGGAGAACAATAAAAATATTAACTTGAGACCTGGAGAGAGTGCTATTCTACCAACCGGACTTAAATTTGGAGTTCCACACGGTTATATGCTTCAAGTCATGAACAGGTCCAGCATGGCAGCGAAAAGAGGGCTCATAGTTGGAGCCCATTGCATTGATGCAGGATATGATGGGGAGGTATTCATAGACCTACACAACATCAATCTTAAAGATACGGTAATCAAACCCGGAGAGAAGATTGCTCAAGTAGTTTTAGTTCCCGTTGTCCATTTCAGACCGGTCGAGTCGCGGGATAATCTATATGAAGATCCAATAGCGATTACAAATAGAGGCGACGGAGCCTTGGGGAGTACAGGGTCATGAGCATAGCTAATTTGCATGAGAGGGACAGGAGAGGAATACCTCGCGAAATAAAACAAAAAGAAATGGTTGATCACCCGACACACTACAAGCCGGAGGGATCGAAATACGAGGCCATTGATGTTATAGAAGACTGGGATTTAGGGTTTAATGATGGCAATGCAGTAAAATACATTTGTCGCCATAGGTTCAAAGGCAGCCCGGTACAAGATTTGGAGAAAGCCATTTGGTATCTCAAAAGACATTTAGAAAACATTAAAAAGGAGACAGAGTGAAAGAAGCACTATCATTTGACGATGTATTACTTGTTCCTCAATATAGCGAGATAGAAAGTCGGTCTAAAGTCTCTACACGAAGCGATCTAGATTCGGATAACACGTACCGACTACCGGTTATTTCCAGCCCGATGGACACGGTTACAGAAGTCGAAATGGCTAAAGCTATGGCTAAAGCGGGTGGTCTTGGAGTTATACATAGATATAATACAATCGATAAACAAAAAGATATCTTTGTTGCCTGTGAAGGAAATCCTGCGGTGGCTATCGGAGCTACAGGTGATTTTATGGAAAGAGCGACATATCTTTTTAACCATGGAGCCAAAATCTTCTGTGTAGACACTGCGCACGGACACCACTCAGCGATGCGAAGGTGTCTTTCGGCTCTTAGAGAAAGATTTGATGAGGACATCCATATCATGGCTGGCAATGTGGCTACACGAGAGGCTTTTGACGATCTGGCTTCGTGGGGCGCAAACAGTATTAGAGTTGGGATTGGTTCCGGAGCTATCTGTTCAACGAGATTGGTGGCGGGGAGCGGGATGCCGGTTTTTCAAAGCATCATAGAGTGTGCCAAATCGACTAGTAACGCCGCTCTTATCGCAGATGGAGGAGTGAGAACAACTGGTGACATGGTTAAAGCGCTCGCCGCTGGAGCAGACTTTGTAATGATTGGCTCCATGCTTGCCGGGACCAAAGAGAGTCCCGGAGAGATATTCACAGGCAATGATGGCAAGAAATACAAAGTCTATAGAGGAATGGCGTCAAAGGCGGCTCAAGTTGATTGGAGAGGAAGCTCCTCCACACCGGAAGGGATATCTACGACTATTCCATATAAAGGAAAGGTATCGCATGTTTTGGCCGATATCCAAGGAGGGATCAATAGCGGCCTTTCGTACAGCGGGTGTGCCACCATTCAAGAACTAAGGAATAAGTGTGAATTTATTCGCCAGACCCCCGCAGGACAACATGAGAGCTATACTCACATATTAACAAGGAAATAAAATGAGTGAAGAAAAGAAGCATTCGAACAAAACTAGAAAAGGGGATGATAGGGACTGGGTACGCGGTCGAATGAACCCCGATGCTAGAATAAGAGATGCAACTATTCCTGGCATGGACGAAAGAAAGAAGATAATGTTCTACGATTCTGCAAAAAGACGAACGGACCTTAATATTAAATTAAAATACGACAACATCAAACAGTCCGAGTTTTTCAGGGTAATGATCTCCGGTTATTTAGAATGTGATCCTCATATACTGTCTTTCATTGAGGAATATAAAGAAAAAATGGAGATACACAACGTAGCGAAACGCAGTAAATCTAAGAGATTAAGAAAAAAAGCAGAAGAAACAAAAAAAACATTTTCTTTAGATGATGGCGATATTGAAGATCTTTTCGATATAATTGCGGAGGAACACCCAGAGCTATGAAATGTTTAGAAAAGTGCAGAGAGTATAAAACGTCATGCCCCAATACTAGTTGTAGGCTTTGGATAGACTACGATACCGAGTATAATTGTGTTTTAGAAACTATAGACAAGTGTATCGATATTGAGAATAGGCCACTAACCCTCCAAGAAGTCGGCGAGAGATTAAAGCTTAGTTTTGTTAGGATAAAACAAATAGAAACCGAGGCTATGAAAAAATTAGCAAAGCTGCTAGAATAATATTTAGAATTTACGCAGTTAGGGTACTATTTATTCGTGCAAGTCTTTAATACACACTAGGAGCACTACAATGAAAAAGGCATTAAATGAATCAACGGTTCGCAAGTTTATGAAGCTTGCTAATCTTGGGAGTCTCACTGAGACCTTTGTTGACAAAACAGTAAAGGAGGAGGAAGACACCCTCGAAGAGACCGAAGAAGTTACTGAGGGATCAGACACCCTCGAAGAGACCGAAGAAGTTACTGAGGGATCAGACACCCTCGAAGAGACCGAAGAAGTTACTGAGGAATTAGACGAACTGCCTCCCGAAGAGATGGGGGCGGGACTAGACGAACTGCCTCCGGAAGGGGACACTCTAGGTGATGTTCCGCCGGAGACTGTTGAGGCTATCGTTGACGCCATCGCAGACGCGCTGGAGTCGGTGACCGGCGTTGAAATTAATGTCGATTCTGCTGGAGGAGGTGAAGAAGCAGAATTGGACGCAGAGGAGCCGGGCGGCGAGGAGGATCTTCTGGATACTGCGGAGGACGCTCTAGGCGATCCCGCCGGAGAAGAATCCCTTGAAGAGTGGGACGAGGTAGAAGAGGCTTTAGACGCAGCCGACGTTTCTCTGGAAGAGAAATTTAATCAAGAAGACTTCGTTAATGAAGTGACAAAAAGAGTTGCGAAGAGACTTTTATCACTTAGTAAGAAGGGATAAATAATATACCCCCTAGTGTGTGCTTAGAAGGGAGACTTAGGTCTCCCTTCCTTTTATAAGGCGGATAAGGTGTTAGCGGAAAGTGAAGTTATCAATAGTGCTCTTTGGTTTTTCCTTGGCACGTTATCATATAGATTTATTAGTTCTCTTATTTTCTCTGCTCGCTCTCTTTTAATTATAGAAGAAACCATTATCCATTGTTTACGCTTAGTAAAATATAGTGACAAATCCTATGAAGCTGCTTTAGATCTGAAAGAGGAGATCTACAAATCAAATAAAACCTCGGAAGAATTGTTCAAAGAGAGGGAAGCTGATAAACTACTTCGGGATACATGGCGGAACATGGTGATCGTCGCCATAATTAGCTCGTGCCCGCGTACACTAAGGGCGGCGATTAAGTTTAATGACTGGGATAGCGCCATGAAATATCTTCGTAAATTTCAAAAGGACATACAATGAGTTCGGAAGAAGTAGAAGGGGAAGAAAGAAAGGCCATCGAACAGCTTTTATCATCTCTGATGGGGCAGAGTTCTTCTAGTGATGAAGTTAAGTTAAGGATTGCGGCGCTCTATGGGGACATAACACAAGAAAAATGTAGCGAAGCGATCTATAACCTACTCTATTTAAAAGAATCCGGGAAAAATATGATGGCGGACCCGGAGGACCCGAACACAATTTACGTAAGTTACGAACCGGTTGATTTTTACATCTCAACATGGGGAGGATCTGTTGTAGATATGTTTGCGGTCTACGATGTTATGAAGATGATGCAAAAAGAGTGTGACGTGAGAACATTTGGTTTTGGTAAAGTTATGTCCGCAGGAGTTATACTCTTGGCAGGAGGTACCAAGGGAGAAAGATATGTTGGTGCAAATTGCAGACTTATGATTCACGGGGTTTCTTCGGGGCAGCAGGGCAATATTGACGAATTGCAGAACGAACTGGGGGAGACCAAGTGGGCACAAAAACAATATATACGAGCCCTTGCCAGGGACTCTAATATGAGTCAAAAACAAATTAGAGATCTTTTTGATAAAAAGACTAATATATACTTTAGTGCAAAGGAAGCAATCAAATATGGAATTGCTGATTACATCATATAGGAGCGAAAGATGGCTTGGTTTAGTAAATTGTTTTATAACAAAAAAAGTTCAAAAAAATATGGCTGGTTGCCGTCTTGGTTTGGGCTCACCGGGTTCAACAAAGAACTTATCGAAAGGATTAGACTTTTCCAAGTCGAGTGGGACCTAGCACCAGACGGACTCGTCGGGCCTCAGACGTATAGAAGGTTGTTTACCGCCAAGGAAGCGAAGAATAAAGCAGAGAATTCAATTATATGCAATGGAATGCAAATTCCAATTGCATGGGACAAAGTTAAGATTGATATGATGGACTCTAGTTGTTATAAGAGGTCCACCAAAGCTCGTTATCCTAACATGATTGTTACTCATTGGGATGTATGTTTATCAGCGGATTCTTGTAAAAGAGTTTTAGAAAAGAGAAATATTTCTACTCATTTCTGCATTGATAACGATGGTACTATTGTTCAATTAGTGGACTGCAATGATGTGGCATGGCACGCTGGGATAAGAGCGGTGAACAATAATTCTGTTGGGGTGGACTTTAGTAATGCGTATTATATTAGGTATCAAAAAACTTATGTTGCTAGGGGCCACGGAGAACGCCCCATTTTAAACGACAGCATGGTACATGGAAGGAAATTATCTCCCCATCTTGGGTATTATCCTGTGCAAATAGAGGCCTATAAAGCATTATTGGAAGCACTGCTAGCTCATTATAAAATCGCGGTAGATTATCCTCGCGAACGCTTTGAAGAATTAAATACAAGCATTGATAAAGATGCAGCCAAAGGCAAGTTTGATGGCGTTGTATGTCACTACCATCTTACAAAGAGAAAAATCGACACGGCAGGACTAAAGTTAGATGAAATTATTAATGGTCTAAAAGAGTATCCTGTGGGTTCTAAAGACTAATTATATCGGGAGCATATACTATGAAAATTACGAAACAACAACTTAAGCGGATTATCAAGGAAGAGATTACAAAACTAAATGAGGGACCGATGGACGGCCTAGACATAGCGTTTAGCAATCTTAATAATTATCTAACATCCCTTGATAGTGGCAAGTGGCCCGACTCCCGAGGGGATGCGGTGGCGTCCATGAAGGCTATCCAAAGACATGTGTTCAAAACCCCGTCTAACCCAGCCGCAATGGAAAGTATAAATTACTATTCTGGACGAATTATGGAGTTCCTAAGATCACACGGGCAAGGGGACCCACAAGGCGCATCCGGGTTTTTTAGACAACTGTTATCGAAACTGACTCTTGCCATGGGGAGAGAACAATGAAAATTACAAAATCAAGACTAAAACAAATTATTAAGGAAGAGTTAACTAAAACTCTGAACGAGGAAGTCGAGAGCATTGATCCTGCGATGATGCGCTCGGTGAGAGACGCTGATAAAAGATCGTTCTTTAGTGAAACCTCTCAAGACCTTGAATCTGTTGCGGCAGCGATGCTTGGATATAGAATGATTGATCATACCAACCCTGCTAAGGTCAAGACTGCAACACAAATGGCAGACCCAAAAGATGTTTTACTATTGGGTGTTACTCCCGAACACATCTATTTCAAGACAATGGATGATATCTACTATCGCATGCCAAGACCCGGTGCGGCCCTAAATGAAGCGTTTGAGTCTTGGGACGACGCAGGACCCGACTACGACGACGACAACCCACACGAGTTCGTTTTAGACGAACTGGTAACGGCAGCCGTGGACGCAGTAGGCACACTAGCACTTAAAAAGCTTCAAGCAGCTAATGCTCTTAACACCGTCGAAGGCATGAGTAGTAACGATGTTATTCTCGCTATCGAAGAGCCGTTGATGGATGCACTAACCCCTCTGGCTATAACAATTCATCATCTTGAGAACGAATAAGACGATTAAATCTTGACAGACAAGTCTTTGCTATTATATAATATCCCTAACTAGTCTAAAAGCGAGGTAAGCGTGACTAAACACTATTCTTCGGGGAGAGCCCTACATGAAAAACTCCTTGAGGGGATCAATGATCTTGCTGATAATGTTGCTTCTACTCTTGGCCCTCGCGGGCGCAATGTTATTTTACATAAATCCGGCCATAGCCCAATTGTTACTAAAGATGGAGTCACTGTTGCCAGCTTCATTAATTTCGATGATCCTATTAAAAACGTAGGAGCCGAAATAATTAAACAAGCGGCAAGTAATACGAACACTAGCGCAGGGGATGGGACCACCACGTCCACTGTTCTAGCTCGTGCAATCCTGCAACAAGCGCAAAAGTACCTTGTAGCGGGCTCTTCCCCTGTAGAACTGAAACGAGGGATGGACAGAACAGTAGAGGCGATTGTAGGCAACATCAAGGGCCTGTCCAGACCGGTAGAAACACAAGAGGACATTAGACACATCGCCACAATCTCTGCAAATAATGATAGTTCGATTGGAGAACTTATAACCATGGCTGTGGACCAAGCAGGAAAAGATGGCGCTATTTCTGTTGAAGACGGTAAATCAATGGATACCACTCTAGATGTTGTGGAAGGATTTAGATTCGATTCGGGATATTTCTCCAAATCGTTTGTAACGAATCAGCGGAAGGGCGCAATAAAATATGATAGTCCTATCATTCTCGTGACTGACTACAAGATAGACACTGTAGATGTGATTTACCCTATATTAGAATTAGCTGCCAGGGATGGCCGCCCTCTTATTGTCATTGCGGAAGAAGTAGAAGGCCAAGCTTTAGCGGCGTTAATCATGAATTCCACACGAGGCACCATGAAAGTAGCGGCGGTTAAGGCTCCGTATTATGGAGAGGAGCGCAGGAACACGCTGAAAGATTTGAGTGTGTCAATTGGAGCTACATTTATTTCCCGAGAATCGGGCTTGCGCTTGACGGAAGCCAAGCTAGATAATTTAGGTACATGCGATAAAATAGAAGTTATTAAAAATCACACTACTATAGTTGGAGGGAATGGAGATATTGAGGAAATAGAAGAAAAAATAGAAGCACTTAAAGAAGAGATAAAACAAACCGATGACATACAAGAATGTGAGAGACTCCAAGAGAGAATAACGCGTCTGGCAAGCGGAGTAGCCATTATTCGTGTCGGCGGCGCTACAGAGGTCGAAATGATTGAGAAAAAGCACCGCGTTGAAGACGCACTAGAAGCAGTTAAATCCGCACAAGAAGAAGGAATGGTGCCTGGAGGTGCAGTTGCATTGATAAGAGCTTCTCAAGATATAGATTATGTAGAATTTGATAATGAAGACCAACTACTTGGGAAACAAATAATTCTTAGTGCGATTGAGGCACCCCTTCGCCAGATGGCGATTAACTGCGGATTATCCCCAGACCTGATTGTTGAGAAAATACTTGCATCGGAAGAAGATATGGGTTATGATTTTGTGACAAATAAAATGACTAGCATGATTGACGCCGGGATTATAGATCCTGCTAAGGTTGCAAGAACAGCATTACAAAATGCTACATCTGTGGCGTCAACGTTGGTGACAACTAATTATGCTGTAATAGAACAATAAAACTATTTAAAAATAACTGAGGATGAACATTTTGGAAGGACTTGACGTAAATCAAATTCATCGAGATCTAGTCGACCTCAATAGCAAGCTACAACGTATGGTAGATGTTATTGAGGTCGTCAAAGACCGTCAAGAAATGATGGCTGATGATATTGCTAAAATAAAGAATGCCGTTTACAACCCGGACGAAGGGATTTATGCAAGACTTAGGGAGCTTGAAGGTTGGAAACAAACTACTTCTAAAATTATGTGGATTTTTGCAACTTCTTTGATTGGATTAGTAACAGCCATGCTTCTTAGTGATGTCTTAAGAGGATAAAATGAAACTTAAAATTGAAAGAACTATCAATTTAGAAGAAGCGCCGGAGCAGGCAAAGTACTCCCTTTCTCTAGCGGTGGATGGGGCTATTCGGATTCACAAACTCATTGAAATATTATCGAAAGAATCGGATAAAAAGGATGTCAATGTCCAACTTTTAAATGACAATATACATAATATTCGAGAGACTCTCTATGAGATGGATTTGATGTTATCGGATGCGTCGTCTATACTGATAAATTATCAAGCAGCAAAGGTACAAAAAGCGGTCTCTGACAAACAGTTGGCAGAACAAGAGGAAGAGAATGGCAGACTTTAAAAAGAGAATGGCAGACTTTAAAAATGGAGATTTGGTACATGTGCCCTCATCAGCCACGCTAACTTATAAATCTGAGAAGCGCCCTATGTCTTTTATGCGCTTGAAGGGACCACAAAAACTTTTAATTGCGGAATCTGAGAGGAAAGACAGAACGATAGGTGTATTATATAATGGAGAGATATGGTACGTTGACAGGAGAGACGTTTATTCAATAGGAGATGAATATGTCTGATTTAATATTATTGACTGAAGTATATGAAATTCCTGGAGATTTGAAGTATACGAAGCTAGCAACTCACGAGAAAGTCTACATGACGGGTAAGTATTCCTTGAGGAATATATACATGAATCCTAATCAGGTTCTGGTGATTAAGGATGATCTTCATATGAAGAAGGAATTAGATAAGGGATTCCTTCCGGAAGGGATGGACGGAACACAAGAGTTTACTCGGATACAAGTAGGGTGTAACTCAAACTATGGAGCTTTAAATTTGACAGTTGTAGGGCCTATGAGTGTTATTGCCGCCAAACTTGCCGGTGAGAACAATGCATGAGTTTATTCTTTTTGTAAAGGCTGGATGCAATTTTTGTAAAAAAGCCACTAGTGCGCTGAAGGAAAGAAACCTATCATATAAAGAAATTAACATTAGGCACGGAGGTGAAGATCTTAGCTCCGAGGTCAAGGAGGCACTTGAATGGGATACGTACCCCATGGTCCTCCGCAAGACGGAAGGAAATAATCTTATCTTTGTAGGCGGTTGCTCTGATTTATTGGACCTTTTGAACCCAACGGAAGGGCTTGAGGAATAGAAATGACTTATTCTATAGATCTTGAGTATATTAAGAAACTGACGTCTGAATGCGAGCGCAATATAGCGTTAAGTTCGGAAAATTTACGGCATTTTTTTAATGAAGAAACGGAAGACATTTATTTGTTGTCTCTGTTATCTGAATCATACTCGATAACCTCTAGGCTCTGGATGGAACTGAATCTTATTATAGGGGAAGCCGAAGGCCTGGAAGAAAAAGATGGAAAGATAGACGTTCCTCTTGGGGAAAAGACGATGCTATTTATCCAATCGGCCCTCTTGGCGAAGGTACAGCTAGATGGCGATCTAGCCAGAGTCACCAGAGTGTCAAGCGTGGAAATCTAACTATGTTTTATGGCATCCTGTTTTTCGTTCTTGGGAACATAATTGCGTGGTTCCAATTTAACTCGCAGTTTGCGTGGCCTTGGTGGAAAGACCGCCCACTGACTGCGCAACTTATATTTGCGGTACCAATGGGGATGTGTTTTTGGTATGCTGCTAAATATATTGTAGAAGATAGCGGGGAGTTGTGGACGTCGAAACTTGTCGGCTTTGGCGCAAGCAACTTGATTTTTCCAATTCTGACATATGCGATTATGAAAGAAAGCATGTTTACGTTTAAGACTATGGCGTGCGTTGCCCTCAGCGGCGTGATCATTGCCATACAATTTTATTTTAAATAACACTTGATTTATATTTTAATGTGTATATTGTATGCTTGCCCAATGGGCAAACAACATCAAAAAGGAGAAAATGATGGGTAAAATTAGTACGTATAGACAAACTCCGACTGTCTTTGATTCATTGTTCGATGGATTCTTGACGTCTGGCCTGATAGATGATCTTATTGGACGCCCTACAAGAAGTCTTGTGGCTCCAAGGGTGGAGACGACCGAGAATAAAGATTCTTATATCGTATCTTTGGCAGCGCCTGGGACGAGCAAGAGTGACTTCAATGTTACCCTTAAAGACCGTATGATAACTTTAGATTATACTAAGGGAGAAGAGTCCCCGACGTTTTTTAATCATTCGTCGTTCCGCAAGACATGGAGCGCGCCAAGAGGGACAAAGTCGCAGGACATTAGCGCGGAGTATGTCGACGGGGTGCTGAACATTGTTGTGAAGAAGGCGTCTGAAAGCGAGGAGACCGCCGAGGTGATCGATATTATTTAGTAGTTTGAAGTTACCTTTGCTTAAGAGGAGATACCTTTTTTGGTATTTTCTCTTTTTTTTATTCATTAGACAATTCTAAATTATATTTATTATTGAGCGGTTACTTGCTCTTTCTAACACAACGGGAGAGGGTTGTTTATGTCCACCAGGGTGAAGGCAAAATATGTATCACTTTTTTTGTTTATCAACCTGGCAGTCTATTTTCTGATACAGAACCATGTAACTAAGAATGAGTATGATCTCATGACGCAATTTGACCGGGCAGTCCCATTTATGCCGGAATACATCTGGGTATACCACAGCATTGTGCCGGTCATCGGAGCGGCCATGGTACTTATGGTTAAGTCAAGAAAAATATTCTTTACAACCCTTTGGTCATTCGTGTTTGCGACTATAGTATTAAATTGTTTTTATTTGTATTTTCCTTCTTTTTATCCTCGCGGGGAGTTCGAACCAATAACAATATCGGAGATTGTTGTAGAAATGACTAGAAGGATAGACGGGGCGAACAATACCTTTCCCAGCGGTCATGTATGCTTTGCATGGATAATGTATTGGGGCATATATTTTTCCGAAGTTGCCAATGAATTTAAGAGTTTAAGGTCTTTATTTTGTTTATGGGCAATTGGCATTTCACTATCAACACTTGTGCTCAAACAACACTATCTTATTGACGTAGGGTCTGGGTTTCTTCTTGCGACTATTAGCTTTTTTATGGTAAAATCCTTCACGGAGGGATATAAATTATATGAAAAATAGCTATTTATATGGGTGAGGGGGAAGAAAGACTTATTCTTGAATCGAGTGCGCTGTTCATAGCACTGTTTTTATGTCTTGCTATACTTGAGTATTGTTAAATGAAATTTAAAATTATAAAAGATAAAGAAATCCTGAAGAAAAAATGCACCGATGTCGTTGACATAGGATCTGCAATGTTAGTAGGCAAAGAGATGCTGGTCTTCCTGGAAAAGACGACACGCGGGGTGGGATTAGCAGCAAACCAGATAGGCGTAGACCAAGGGGTTTGCGTTATAAATGTTGACAAACCTATTATACTAATAAATCCAAAAATTATACACTCGTTTAAAAAGATTATATTTCAAGAGGAGTGCTTGTCATTCCCCTCGGAAACAGTAACAACTGAAAGATATGCTAATATAACGGTTGTGGCTGATAATCATGACGACCCACTATATTTCTCGGAGAAGAATCTCTTAGAGGCGGTGTGTGTACAACATGAAATTGATCATTTGAATGGAATAACAATGCACGATAGAAAAATAGATCTTGACAGCGAGGAAAAGCCTGCTTATAATGTAAGCATACTTTAATTTTAGGAGATAAAAGTGGCAAAAAAAGGAAAACTCCAGAGGGTACCGACCGAGCCGAAAAAGACGACGATTGGACGAGGGCCAAATCGCAAATGGGGGAACAAGGGTGGAGGAGTTGGTGGTTCCACCCTCTCCAAGGGATACAAGAAAAAGTACAAGGGGCAGGGGTAGTGCCCGATGAACAACCGTATATAAGAATACCTCTCCCTCCTCCCGAGTGGGAAAGATATATTGAAGAGCAGGAGAGGAGGGAGAGGAGAGAGAAAGAAGAAAGGGCACTCCCTTCTGGTAGCTCAACCGGAAGTGTTGTAATTATCGAAATATGATCGGATTAGCCAGAAATATCACCACCCTTCTCAGGGTTATGGTGGCGGCCTACCTTGGCAGACCGAAAGATACTTTAGAGCTTGCAGATAAATTAGTGGATGAAAAAGAAAGAGAAAAACGACGAGATAAATACCCTTTCTGCGCTTACACCCAAGAGGGCGACGCTCCTGCGAAGGTCACATACCATCGCAGGAGAGAACATGCGGAGCGAAAGATGCACAGGGATCTGCAAAGTTCTAAGTGCTCTTGGCTGAAAAAAAGGAGTTGACGAATGCCCCATTTCCATGTAATAAATACCCAAGATGAGACCCATCGTAAAATGGTTGAAGGCTCTTTTTGTACCGCACATATAAATAACAATTCCTTGAAAGGTAAGATTATATTTGCTCATAAAGAATATTGTCTTGTTGAAGATGGTAGTGGGAAGAAATACAAGTTAGGGTGGGGCCAAATTGGTAAAATTGAGAGGGCAGTTTAATGGGAAGTCAATCTAGAAAAGTTCAACGCAATAAAGAGAAGAGAGCGAAAAAGGATCTACAAAAAAAACTTGGCATGTTTGACAGGCTCGGCGACGAGTGCCTGATATGCCAGGAGCCGTTTGATAAAAGGTCCAAGGAACAGGTCAAAAGTTGGTTTGTTGTTGTGAGAGAGGCGCAAAAAAAAGCTAATATCTACTGCCCTGGATGCTGGGGCAAAGCCCAGGAGATGATTGAGGGTATTGCAAAAGACTTAAACAAAGCGAAACAGGGGGGTGAAAATGTCGACTAAGGCAACTATTTCATATGGTCCCGACTTCCACCTATTTGAAGAATGCTTCGATGGGGAAAGCGTGTACCTTGAAGTTGAGAATACGGATTTTGAGGTAGACCCGAATAGGGTGGCAGTAAAAATACCTCTTGACATCTGGAATCAAATGCTGGAGGATTACAATGAAAAGAGAAGGATCCCCCTTCTGGGAAAGTCCGGACAGCTTGAATTAAATTTTCATAAAGGAGAATAATATGAAAAAACTATTGATGGCGTTCATAGCGTCTAGTTTACTTATTGTGCCGTCCTCGGGACACGCGGAGAACTCTATTGGTTTTGCTGCTGGCTCGACTAGAGGATTCGGAGCCACGTATAGGCACCTGCCGGATGCTGGTGCGGAAAGTTCTTTGGGCTGGCAGGTTGCGGGTCTTCCTTTTATAACGAAAGAGGAGGGGGTGGTTTCCCTAGGAGCCGCCGCACTTTATCTTTTTCATCGTGGCAACGTGGGCTTGGCATACGCATCTTTTGGCGTTGGCACCGTGGCTGCGTGGAGCAACTGCACGGACGACGAGGACTTTCATTGTGAAGAAGAATCAAATTTTGGCATAGGGGTCGGCCCTGGAATTGGATTTGAACTACGCTTGGTAGAAAATCTAGGATGGTCGGTTGATGTACCGTTGGCAATATTATTCGCCAACGGTGAATTTGAAGGAGTGTACCCGATTCCGAATTCGGCACTGGTTTATTACTGGTAGGTGTCCTGTGCGTATAACAGATAAAAGAAAGAACGCGTTGCGAGCCTGCGGCGGCCTCTTTCTCTCTTCATAGCTTAAGTGAAAGCCCCGGATCGTAACCGGGAAGATGCGAGTATCGAATCTCGTTGGAGAGTTTTTTATTCTCGGGAAGGAAATAAAGAATGAGAGTTAAGGATTTAAAAGCTGGGGACCTATTATCACCAAAACCTGGGTATAACTTTTTAGTGTACTCCGGCTATTATGCCTCTCATGGGTCCGGACGGGACTGTGTTTTGGAATGCTCCTCCCGACCTGTCAGGATAGGGTCTAGAAGCTTGGGAGGCTCCTTTATCATCTATCTCGGAATGGTTCCCAAAAAAGATACGGGTTTTAATAGTTACGAGGCAAGAAGAGAAGTCTTCATTGTTAACACCGGAGAAAAAATGAGAGTCATGCCTGATTCGTGGAGGAACATGGAGAAAGCCGATGCGTGTAGGTGATCTAGTAAAATACACAGAGGAGTGTATTGAGCGGGATGAGTGGGAGGGCACCAACGGGTATCCTTATATTGGTGTAATAACCCGAAAGAGAGAAAGAGGTTCCGACCTAACCCACGACGCTTACGACGTAATGTGGAACGACGGCTATGCCGATAGGGCGGAATTTGAGTGGGCGGAGGACTTAGAAGTTGTAAGTGAAAGTAGGTGATCTCATCTTAGAATTGTTAAACATAGCAAAAAGGTTTAAATATTTTCCTTGACCTTATCTGGATGTGGGACTATAATATCAACATGAAAACACTAATTATAGCAGCCCTGCTGATGACGGGGTGCGAAACAATCTATCATCATAACACAGTCCATCAAGTTGATGCGGCATATGACGACACTGCGGATGTCTATGCTGCCGACGGCACCGACGACACTGCGAATGTCTATTGCGACCGAAGGTTTTGTCTGTGATATAATGGATAAACAACATTCTTAGGATACGGGCTTATAATATGGGGTAGGAGAATAAAAAATGGATAAGCAACAAGAACTCGTAGACAAATATCCTGAACTTTTTGAGCACGCCTGGCCTTCCGTAAATGACGGATGGCTTCCCTTGCTTGACACTCTTTGCGGAAGGATTGAACACTATGTCAAGTGGAAAGAAAAAGGCGGGGTTATTATCGTTGCAGACGGTGAAGAGCCGCCGGAACAGGGCAAATGGATGTACCGTTTTTTCTTTTCGCAAATCAAAGAAAAGTTTAGTGGTTTGAGAGCATATAGTTGTGGTGGCGACGATTATATCGGGGGATTGGTTGATCTTGCGGAAGCCCTCTCATATAATATCTGCGAGAACTGTGGCAACGCAGGCAAAGAGCAGCCAACCGGCTGGATCAAAACACTATGTGATCCTTGTTTCAATGATTGGGACGACATCAGGAGCGCCAAGTGGGAAGCGGAGAAAGAGCGGCTTGTGAGGGATAAAGCACAAAGTTAGCTTTAGCTTTATCTTTATGACCCTCGTGCTTATAATATAGTTATGAAAGTAGGCGACCTAATAAAATTCAGATGTCCCACAAGAACACAAATTAATAAGGTTTTTCTTATTGTTGAAGGCGAAAAAACGGGAAACTGGTACAAGATTGATGAAACACAGCCCAGTCTCTTTCATAGTAAGAGAGACTTCATCATTGTAAACGAGGCTTGACATATTAGCCCTCGTGCTTATAGTTATTAATGCGGGGTAGGGTACTGGTAACCCAACAGGCTCATAACCTGTGGCATGTCGGTTCGATTCCGGCCCCCGCGACCAAATATAATTGAGGTTATAAGTGAAGGTAGGTGATCTAGTAAAGCGCGACTTTGTGACTCAAGATCAAAAAAGAAGGTTTGAGCGACTCAACGGGACACAAACTATTGGTATAATTGTTGGGCTAAATGAAGATATGGTTGCCGTACTTTTCGTTGGACAAACAGAAAGAGTTGTGGTAAGTTCCCAATACCTGAGTGTTGTGAATGAACAAGAGCGACCAGGACGCAGGAGGTCCCCGAATGAAAGTTGATTTAATGAATGATGATCTCGTTTTTAAGAGAGCCGTCAATGGCTGGATTATTGAACGGGTCGTTGATAGTGGAGATGGAGAGCGTCTGGTAACTACCATTTATGAGGACGCAGACCACATCGGAGAGATGAACATTCCTTCCAACCCGAACGCGGAAAGCCTGGCGAGAGCCATCGCAGAAGAATTGAGTTTCCACTCACAGACCAAGCATCGTGGAGGATTTAAGATACGCTATCACGATAAAGGCCGAGAACAAGAGCAAGAAGGACAATTTATGGACGCCTGCTTGGATGATATGCTGGAGAAGAGAAAGGAAATAGATAAGTCTTATAAAGACACCGAAGAAGAGTTGAAAGAAATGGCCGAGGACAGAGAAGAAAAGTTGTATAAGACAAACATACAAACAACAGAAGACGGAGAATATTTCGTTGAGATCCCGCAAGCCCTATTGGAGGAGCTTGGCTGGGAAGTTGGTGATGATATGCGAATTGAAGAGACAGAGTTCTGGGATACGATGACTGAACACAAGGGTTTCACAGTTGCCAACCTCACGAAGAACCCGCAGGCAGATGAAGGTGAATAAAGTTATAAGTATATTCGCTGCGTGTCTTCTTTTCACGGCTTGTAACGAAACACACACCGCCCTGCTGTTAGATATATTTGGAACGACAGCCGAAAGCAAGAAGGCGAAGTTTCTTACATACCCGCCTGGCTGGTATTCCATAGAGAAGTTCGGCGAGACACCTCCAAATATGTCGTTTTCTGATCATTTGGGAAACTCGGACGCCGTGTTTCTCTCTGATTATTACCAGCACCCAGAAATTAAACTCTTGCTGCTGGTGAATGGAACAGGCTGGTGCGATTACTGCCAGGAACAGGCGTGGGAATACGAGGAATTATACGATGAGTTCAGCACCCACGGCCTAGAAATTTTGTATGTCTTGTCAGAGACCTGGGAATATAACGATTACATATTTGACGACCCCCCGTTGTCTAAATACGATCTCTCCTTTATGGAGAGTTGGAAGGGAGAACTTCCCTACCCTGTCCTCGCTGATAATTTACAACTATTTGAGTGGTGGGACGGAGAGTTTATGGACACACGGGTCATGCTGATAAAGACAGAGAAGATGACGAACTGGTATTCAAATAAGGGCTGGCATTACTCTAATCAATATGGTGCTCTACACTGGCTCATTTTCAATGTCCTGACCCCCGATCCGAACTCCGTGTTCTTTGAATAAGGAAAACACAATGAGAACAACAAGAATAAGGAAAACACAATGAGAACAACAAGTCTTAAAACAATCTATCTTACAGAAGAAGAACTGAAACAAGCAATTGCTAACTTTGTTAGAGACAAAGAGGGCACGAAGATTGGTTTGTATGCCCACCTGACAAACAATGTTTGCGAGATGTCCTGGACGCAAGATGGAAAAGAGTTTCTTGTTTCGATGGATGGTGAAATAGAAGATATTTATTAGTTTTTGAGTACAACACTAGACAAGACATAGGAGGTCTTTATGTACGCTGATATAGTAGTTGGTATACAACACGGGGATGAAGGAAAGGGCAAGGTGACTCATCACCTTCTAAAATCTGGGGAATACACGCACTGCCTACGATTTCAGGGAGGCAATAACGCGGGCCACACCATTTATCATGAAGGAAAGAAGTTTGTCACTCATTCTATACCGGCAGGCTTGTTTTTTGGAGTTAAATCTATTATTGGCTCGGGCTGTGTAGTTAATGTTGAACAGTTCCTTGGCGAGCTAAAGGAGTTGGAAGAGGGCGGAGTCACTACGGAAGGCTTAATTTTCATTGCTAAAAACACCCACGTTATCACCAATGAACATTTAGACGAAGAGGAGAGAGAAGAAAAGATCGGCACTACGCGACGCGGCAACGGCCCTGCCTACAGAGATAAGTACGCAAGGACGGGGACGCAAGCAAAAGATGTTAAAGAATTGCAGCCCTACTTGATAGACTTGTATGAGGAATTCCATGGTTCTGAAAGGTCCCCCATAATTCTTTGCGAGGGAGCCCAAGGGTTCGGGCTAGATATTGATCATGGAGACTACCCTTTCGTGACTTCTAGCCACTGCACTGTGGCCGGAGCCCTTTTAAACTCGATTCCTCCGTCTTGGGTTAGGGATGTCTGGGGCGTGGCAAAAATATACGAGACGTATGTTGGTAGTAAAAACTTTGAGCCGCCCGAAGCGGTTTTTCCAAGGCTGCGAGAATTGGGTGAAGAATACGGAGCAACAACTGGTCGCCCACGACAATGCAACTGGACAAATATGTCTTTGGTGGAAAAGGCTAGTAGAGTTAACGGTGTCACAAAATTAGTTTTCAATAAAGTGGATATTCTTAGAGAACTGGGAGAGTGGAATCTAATTATTGATGGGGAGAAGGTTAATTTTAGGGCAGAAGAAGAATTAAAAGAATGTATCGAAGATAGATTAGAGAGTAGCACGAGGATTTACTTTTCGGATACGCCACATAGCATTTAGGGGAATACGTAATGAGCAAGAAGGGGGAAAAAAGAAGAGCAAAACTTCTTGAGAGGGCTCAAAAAAAAATAGAGCAAATAAGCGAGGGACACGCTTTTCATGTGGACGCCGAATGTATTGCGATATTAAAAGAGCTTATGTTTGAACTAAAGACGGCATCTTTTGAAAGCAAAACCTTTCAAAAGCTATTAAAAGAAAAGAAACTTGAAATCTCCAACAAAGAAACTAAGATTTCC